GCCGGCGAACATCGGCGGTTGTGCACTTGCGGCATGTCCCCACAGGGCAACGCAGCACACGGATGCGACACATAAAAGCCACTTTAGTTTCCTCATTGCACGGCCCTCCACACGTCAGCGCTCGATGTACACGCGGACAGTACCGCGGGCACCGGCCGCAGATTGGCCAGAGATTTTGAGCGTCAGCCTGCCGGCAACGTAGCGGCCGCCATAGACGCCTGACTGTATCTGCGGCACCGCCTGCTCGCTCGCTGTAGAGTCCCTGTCAGAGAGAGCCCCGCCCATGATGTCGCATCCGCTCACATCGACGAGCGTGATATCATAGTTATCCGTCGGCGCAGGACTGCCAGGATCCGTAGTGACCAGGACCACATATCCGTTGATGTTTACCGCACTCTGCGTATCCGGCACGGCCCCGGTCGTAGCGTCGCCGACCCAGGAAAACGTGAGCACGTACTTGTCCGTGTCCTGCCATCCTCCGCCGGCGTCCTGTGCAGTCACCTGCTCCCAGGTCTGCGTCACACTGCCATCCGCATATGCCTGGCCTGCAAGCACGCACAAAGCCGCTGCCGTCGCAAATAAGATTTTTCGAGCCATTTCGCATCTCCCGCATGACAGATTATAGGCTCACACGGCCTCTCCGGCCGAGCACCCTCAGCACATCAGGTAGCCACTCATCGACCGAGTACTTCTGCACAGAGCCGTCCGGATAGGATACCGCCGAGAGACCCGGATCCCGCCGGCGGCGGAACTCATAGCAGACTTGCTTAATCAGCTTGCCGCGTAAGTCCGCAGGCAGATCGTCCTCGTCGTAGCCGCCGTCGTATGTGACCTTGATCGATCGCACGCCTCCGCGATACAGTTCGTCTCCTATCCACGCTCCGCTCAGGCTCCTTATGATTCCACGCTCGCTGTCGACCGCATAATCGTCTGAGGATACCGTCGAGCCGTCCACCTCTACAACAACGTTAGAGACGTTAGCATAGGAGAGCCACAGTTCCTGCCGGCCGCCGTCAAAATACTCCGTCACATCCTTCGCGGCCGTATAGGCCAGCCCCATGTAGCTATCTGCCTCCGCCTTGACCTCGTTAATCAGGTCCAGCAGGAGGACGTCGTAGGTTGTATCCGTGGCAGGTATCTCCAGCCGTATTTTTACGTCATCGAGCAGCGGCATCTCTTGCCCTCCCGGCTCCATGATAGGTCCTGTTCATAACAGATCTCGCCGCACGCATGACCATCTCCGGCCGCAACTCTCGCATGCAGACGTAATCTCCGCAGGACGCAAATCGCTCCGTGTACTGGCATGGAGCACACTCGGACGGAGACCTCACCGCGATCGCATTTGAGGATAGCGGCCCGTTTTTGCTCGCGAGCGTCGGCCCAAATAGAGCGACCAATGGCACCTCCAGCGCATCGGCAATATGCATGCAGGCCGTATCCGTCGTGATAAAGAGGTCACACTGAGCGATGACGCGAGCGCTTTGCAGGATAGGCAGCCGGCCTGTGTAATCGACCGTTATCAGCTCTGCCGGCACACCGGCCAGCTCCTCTCTGCCCCCCACTGCGACGATGGATCCGCGCCAGTACCTCTTGAGCGCCCTGCATAGCTCGGCCCACCACGGCCACCGCTTTTTCTTCCACATTTCCGCTCCAAAGGCTCCGTTGCAGACGCCGATAATAGGTCGCGGCGTACCGGAAAGGTTTGGATAGTCCGGGTCGGTAGGACAATACTTATGCGGGGTCGGCCCGCGGTATCCATAGAGCATCCGCACGATGCGCATGTTAGCCCAAGTCTCGTGCAGGAGCCCTACACGCCACGGAGCGCTCGGCCATGCCGGCTGCTTAGATAGCCGCAGGACTGCTTTGCCCACCTCGCTCAGCTCGCTTTGCACAGGCACAAGCCCTCTCCGGTACTGCCCGGATGGCAGCTCTGCGGCATGCTCCAGCACGAGCACCTCATGCACCCACGGACACGACTCGAGGATGTCTCGCACAGCGATCGCCCCGCTATCGTGCCCCATCCAGCCGCGATCCAGGCAGACGTCGATCTGCCCGGACGGGTCCAGGGAGGCCAGCGCCTGCATTGCAGGAGTCGCCTGTATGAGATTGCCGATGCCGGACCGAAAGTATGCTATAGATTCAGGCCTCACTCCGTGGCCTCCTCCCGGTCGACTCGTTCAAACGCAGCATATCCAAAGTGGCCGCTTGTGCATGGATGATACATTATCCTTCTGTACGCAGGATCCCGCTCGAGGTCCCGAAATGCCCAGCAGCACTTGAGCGTATGCACGTCATCCAGCACAAGGTACCTTGCTCCGTAGACGGCCCGCATATCCGCGCGCCCTGTGTACGTGCTGCCGTCCACCAGAGCCAGGTCGAAAGTCTGTATCCTCTCCTCGCGCTTAATTAGCTCGATACCGTCCAGAGGCAGCCTGCTCCGTAGAAAGTACTCGATGTACCTGTCCCGCTCTCTGATGTGCCATGCCGGATCCTGCTTCTGCGCCGGCGTCACGTAAGGTTGCCTGGGATAATCCTGCGCAAAAAATTGCATGATCTCGTCGTCCGTGTAATGCAGCTCCGGCGGCACGGACGAGACGCGATAGCATCTCATATATGGCGCAGCTCCCAAGCGGAGCCTCTCAAACATCGCGGCAACAGGCTCAATACAGCAGAGGCGCACCCTTGGATAGTTAGGATTCCGCTCTAGCCCCTCCCGCAACGCCTTGGTCGACCCAAGACCGTCGGTAGAGCCGATCTCTATCACAGTCCTCACCTCAGGCCGAGAGGCGAGTCGCACGAGCGTCTCGTACATCTCGCCTGTCTCCGGATGGCCCTTCACATGGTCCGGCGCCCGCACACGCTCTGGAATCGGCTTGATGCCAGGTTTTCTCTCCCACATGCTCACATAAGCCCTCACGCAGATCAGCTCATCCGCCTGCCCACACGCTCAAGCTCGCACCAAAAGTCGTACGGAGCCTGCTCCAGCCGGTCACGGAGCCTATCCACGTCAGACAGGTCCCAGCCCCATGACATGTGCCCGCACAGATCATTTGCAACAACGCGGCAGCCGCACAGCGCCGCCTCGAACAGCACACGCTCTCCTGCGGTCTGTCTTGCCGGCCTGTGCAGCAGGTACTCATGCTCGGTATAGACGCTCGGCATGTCCCACGGAGCAACGGCAGGTCGCTCTGTTATGTGCATCTCTTGCGGAGATAGCCTCAGATGCCCAAGAGCCGTATATTGGAGCCCAGGATTTTCGCGCATCCACGAGCCGCAATCTGCTCCCTGCTTCCTCGGATCCGCTATAAGGACCGAATTTTTCCTGCGCGCCGCTCCGCTCACTGGCCGGTACAGATCCACATCTATCGCCAGAGGCAACGCGATCCCAGTCACGCCAAGGCCCGTCTCATAGTGCCGCCTGTGCGCAGGCGAGATGAACACATTAAGCGCAGCCCGATGCATTAGCGGCCCCGCAAACTCAGGCCTGCCCAGGTCTCTCAGATCGTGCGAGTACACGATGTAAGGCATGCCACACTCCAGGCACGCCCATGAGACCGCCCGCATTTGCTCCTGCGTGAAGCTGTGGAAGTTATTGATGACCAGGACGTCTGCCTCCAACAAAAGGCGCGCATCAAACGAATCTCTACTCACTCCCACGATATCGAAGCCCAGCCGCTCTCCCAGGCGGACGCACGTCGCGCTGGATAGCTCTGCGCCGCCGTGAGGTCTGAGCCAGTCCTGCAGCCACAGCACACGCATCGGACATCATGCCCCGCCGCTCAGGTCCTTTTTGTGTATCTTCAGCGATCCCCTACGCGCAAACATCTCGCGAGTCATGTAAGCGGCCTCGTCGTCTTGGTCCCCTTTTCTTCGCCGCTCTGCTCTTACGGAAGGCGGCAGGCCCACCTCATCGACAATCTCCCACAGTCCTGCCGCCTGCCCGCGCACGGCCACCTCAATTGCTCTATGCATATACTCTCCATATGCAGCCTTAAGCTCCTCCTTGAGCAGCCGCACACGGACGATCTTGGGCATGGGTCGTCTCCAGCGATTCATCTTGCTCCTGTCGCCCCGAGCGGTCCAGGCTGCGGGTCAGAGCTTATTTTGCGCTGGCCTGCATGCCCGGACCGCAGGCGGACGGTTAATCTGTTAACTCGTAGCAGCGCTCAACACAGCAAACGCCTCCGGCACCCCAGGCACACCGTCCTGGCGGACGACGAACCTAAGAGTCGTCTCGTCGTACGCGAACCGATAATCTCGACTCGTGTCGATCGTCATGTCCTGACGGACGGCCCAGAGATAAAACCCAAGGTCCCCCAGAATCACGTCGCCCTTAGAGCCGAGCGCAGGCACGTTGCGGGTCTTGATCACAGGATACCCAAGCAGCTGCGGCACCATCGCAGCACCCAGGGCAGTTTGGAACCCCTCATGCCAGATCGGCGCCCCCGCAGTGTCCTTCTGCTTGCGGAACGTGTTGATCGTGGCGCGCCTCGAGATCCAGGAGAGGTCCTGGAAGTTCTCATCGATCGCGCTCTCCATGTTGATGAGATCCTCGTACTTAACCGTAGCCGCAGTCGCCCTCGGCACAACGGTCACCGAGGCATCGGTAAGGATGCCCGTCATTTGATCGCTCGTGCCGGTCCCGCGCAGGATTTCGTACTCGGTCTGCCACTGGAACGCCCTGACCATGAGCCCGGTCACATAATTGACCACGTTGATGGACGAGTCCATGATCAGCTCGTCGGTCAGGTTGACCAGCCCGATCAGCTTTTTCGCGGTCAACGTGATCTGATCGAACGACGGCTTGGTCTCGGTCTTCTGTCCGCCCTCACCAGGATGGTAGAGGACGACGCCGCCGAAGTACGAGCCGGCGGACTGCACCAGCTTGGGAATCTTGAGCGTCATGCCGGCCATCGGCAGACGCCACACTCGCTGGAGGATCTGGCTCTGCGCCGTGGCAAACTCGAGCACCGTAGCCAGGTATTCGACAGGCACCAGCGCCCCTGCATCGGTAGTCGTAAGCGCTTTCTCCCCGAGCACTTTGCGGTAGCTCTGCTTGACCATCTCGTTGTACTCGAGCACGCTCACTCCTAGACTCTCCGCCCGCTTGAGATCACCGCAGCAAGCGACGATCTTGGCAAACGCCTCCATCTCCTTGCTCAGGCTCACCCACGGCCCGCCGCTGGAGCGGAGCCGCATAGCAAGAGCCGGCCCGTCCAGACTAGAGACCGGCTCTCGGAACACGCGCGTGTCGATGATCGATTTGCCGCACGTTTCCGCATGAGTCCCATCGCTGTCAGGAAACATGATTTTTCGATCCACCGCGGCCAGCTCCTCTTTGAGAGCCTTGATCTGCGGAAGATCCATGTCTTTGATTGCCTCGGCCAAAATGCCCTTAAGCTCACTCATAGTCACTCTTACTTCGCTCATCTGCTCAGCCATTTTCTGGCCCTCCTTTTGATCGCTTGGTCCGCAATCATTATTAGTCAATCCACCCTGCCGAGCATGCGCCTTAGCTCCTGCTTGATCCGCTCCCTGACCGCCTCCCTGGCAAGCTCTCGCACGCCGTCCAGGCGGTCGCGCGTCTCTCGCACGAACACCAGGCGAGGCACCTGCTTTGCCCGGTCAGTATCCTGCCTGTCTGCATCTGCCGCCGGAGAGTTATTTTCATCCACACGCTCGTCCTTAGCAGCGCCGGCCTGCGGGTCCGGCATTCCGCCGGCCAGCTTCTCCACGAGCGTCTGTAGCTGCACCTCCAGATAGTCGATTTTGGCGTTAAGCTCCGCCCACGAGAGCACCGCTCCGTCTACGTCGCCGGCGGATTTTTCCCATGGCGGCGGCCCCTTATCAAAGTCACGGTAATGCGCCGCAACGTGCGCCTTGATCTTGTCCATGTCCTCGGCCGGCACCTTGAGCCCACCTCGTGCGCCCATGATCACGGCCGCCAGCGCACGCACTCCGTTCCAAACGCACGCATGCTCTCCGCCGGCCTTGTGATGCGGCCCCTTATATGAGGTCTTGTTGTCAGGCGCATCCGCATCGTACCAGACACACATCGCTCGCAGGTCGTCCACGGTAGCCTTGGCAACCTCTGCGGCAGCGTCCCACGGCTCGTCCTCTGGCGCCAGCGGCGTTTTCTTGTACGGTATCGCTCCCTTTTCGGCTTGCACTTCGGCCTCCTTGTCGGACGCCGGCTCAAACATCCGGCACTTATAGTCGTGCTCCTTGAGCCACGCCCGCGCCTCATCTGCGGAGTAGAGTGTCCGATCAAACCGGATTGCCTGCAGCTCGACCTTTTCCTGACCGCCTTCGGTCATGATCCCAAAGATTGCGTGGATACCCCTACCGAACTTATCATTTGAGCGCCGGAACCGCTCGTACTTGTCCGGCTCCTCGAGTCTGCACGCATGTTCGCTCGGATACGGCTTCTCGTCCGCGGCGGCCTCGCCCTCGACGCACTGCTTAAACTCCGGCAGGACGAGCATGCGCCACTCGGCAATCTGCCCCAGTTGCTCTCCCTGCAGCACATCAGAGATCTTCGCGCCGGCAGGCACACGAGCCGCGTCCTCTGCAGGCATAGGCAGCATCTTGACAATCAGCCCTCCAACGTCTCGCGACTCCGTTACAGCCGGCTCCTCTATCACGCGCGCGTCCGGATTCATCGGCACGGCGACCGGACTGTACTCGAGTAGCTCCCACTCCTCGATCAGCCTCGAGTCTCGGCCAAGTTCGCGCGTCTTGAGCGCCCGGAAGCCAATTGACCAGTTAGGCATCCACCCATGCGCGGCCTTGTCCCAGAGCCTGCGGCCGGTCTCGTCCGGGTAAAATTCGGTCTTGGCCAGAATTCCTCGCTTGCCTTCCATCTCCGCCACCCGGATCCACACCGGCCTCGCGATCGGCTCCGTCCCCATCGGTCCATGCCCATGCTGAAACAGCACGACCGGCCGGCCGTTAATGCGCATCCCGTCCGCCAGTACGATGTCTCCGGTCCGGTCCGGCGTCTCGGTAGAGATAAAATGCGTCACGGTCAGCTCTTGCTCGCTCGCCTCTTTGACCTCCGCCGGAAAGCTCTTGTGCTCAATCATTTTTCCCGCCTCCCGTAGGTTTTCGTTTCCGTGCCTTCCAGGCTTGGTAGGACGGCAGCTTCTGAAAATCCTCCCAGGTCATCCCTCCTGCGCGCAGTCGTCTCCGCAGCTCGGCCTCGTCCTCTGGTCCGTCCCACGTGCCGATCTTTATCCAGTCCGCGCATTCCAGGGTTTGATCAAGTCGGATAAGTGGATATTTAGAGCGCTCGCCCATTTATTTTAGTCCTTTCGCCAGCTCGTCATACATGACCGTCACGACCTCCATGTAATGCCCAGGCAGCTCATGATATGAGACCGCCGCTGCCATGTCCTCCTTTACGCCGCGCGGCCGACCCAGCACAACGACCTCATCCTCATTCATGCAGCCAAATCCAGACCGGTACGATCCGACACACCGCTCCGCCGGTACGCGAACATAAATCATTACTCCGTTCTCGTATCGGCGCGAAAATTTGAAGGCTGTACGCGGCTCCAAGGAGAAGCTGCTCATCGGTTGTAGGTCTATCCTTACGGCCTGAGCGATTTCTGGATTGTATTCTATGCCCTCGATTGGTGTCGCCGTGCTAAAGCCGCGCCAGAGGTAAAGCTCCTTGATGCCCTTTTCCTTCAGAAAGTCCTGCGTGTCCTCATACATGATCCGCAAGAACAGCCTCAGCGAATCATGCACAGGACCCCATTCCCTACGCGCTTTCTCAATCGCTGTGTCCCAGTACCACAGGCTGGCCTCTAGGCCAAACTCGTCCTGCGCCGCCAATTGCAGCGCTACCGCCAACGCATTGTTATCCCCACTTGTTTCGGCCCAGTTGTGCACCAGGTTGCGCACCGCCGCGTACAGTTTTCCCCTGAACGACGTCTCCCTATTCGTTTCCAAACAATCGTGGTTCGTTGAATCAAAATCAATCAGCCTCTTGAAAAGTTCCTGCTTTTCTTCAGGCAGCGCCAAAATGCGACTAACGAGCCGCCCCTGCACCACAATCTTCTGTCCTACAATATCTGGGTTCGCCCCGGCATAGTATCCATCGCGTTGCTGCTCCATCATTTCTAGCCGAGCCCTCTTGGACATTTTCCCGGGCACTGCCAGCGGCTTCGCAGCCCGGTTCTTAGGCTCCTTTGGTTTCTTCGGCCGCGCCTTCGGCTTGCGTGCGGCGGCGGCCTCCGCGGCCCCCGCGGACCCTCCGACAGGCCCGCCCTGCACCGCGACACCGGCCGCAGGCTGCTCGACTATTTCGATCTGTCCTGGCAGCTCTCGTATACTTAGCCGCAGGCAGCAGCGGCAGTTGACGTTTTCCTCCGCGAGCTTGCCTTGCCCCGGGCACATCATCTCGTCCGCGCCCACCTTGAACATCTGCCCGATCTCGATGCCCTTATCTGCGTACTTCACATGCGCCGCTGCATGGGTCGGCCTCGTAGCCTCATCTCCAGCGCAGAGCCAATGCTTGAGCATCATCTGCTCCAGGCCCGCCTGTTCGACAGCCAGTAGCTGCGCCAAGTTCATGCCGGCCGTAGTCTCGGTCCTAGCGATGAGCGGAGCCCGCCAGCGCTCCCAACTGTCAAACATCTGCCTCAGCTTATCGGCCGTAGCCGCCGCCGGCAGGCCCTCGGCGAAGTCGTCTCTAAGGATCTGTTTGATCGCGTCAAACGTAGTCCCGGAAACCTGCTTGGAGAACGCGTCCATTCGCTGCCCCAGTAGCTTGAGCACGCGTTTGTCATGCATGTTCCAGGCGGTCCCCAGGCCAAGGTCCTGCAACGTCACAGCCCCGTAGTCGGCCATCATCGCCTGCAGGTACGGAGCAAACGTAGCCTTTAGCTGCGCAGCCTCCTCCGCCTGGTTAATGTTGATCTTGCCGGCCGGACCCTCCTCTGCCTTGGACTCTACGTGTAGTCGCACCTTAGACCGAGACCAGCCTGCGTACAGACCGCGCACCTGCGGAGCGTACCGATACAGCCGCTCGATCACGCCGTCCCGCACGGAGCGCAGATGCGCACGCATCACATCCGTCAGCCGCTTCTCCCACGTTTGATGACGCGCCACGAAGGCCACCCAGTAGGCATGCATCATCTCCTGAGTCCACCTAGGTCGCACGATGCGCCTTGCGCCGGCACTTGTGCCAGGATCGTTTGGCGTCACGACGAGCGGCACCTCCTGCCTTAGATCCGCGCCCTCCCTGCGCAGGATCATAAGTACCGGCTCCGGGTCCGGCACGATCTTAAGCGCCAGCTCGCCTGCGGTCATCCAGCTTGCTCCTGCTCGTCCTCGTCGATGCTCTCGTCCTCACCGTCTGTCACGGCCCCCGAGGACGTCGCCTGCGGCACACTTGCGGCCCCCTGGCCGCCCCCGGTCCACTGCACCTGCGTCATCGGCAGCCACGGAGCGTCTCCCCACGGCACGGGCTCCAGGCCGTCCCTGGCACGTTCCTCGTTGATTGTTGAGTACATCGTTGACAAATTGGCTTTCCGCTCCTCGAGGCGAAACTCACGGTTGCCAAGGTCCGGCAACGCAAAGTCCGCCTCCAGGCCGTCGTCGTAACGAGGCAGCAGATGCGCCTCGATCGTCTCCTCAATCAGCATGCATTTTGGCCTCAAGCACTCCCGGATAAACGTCTCATCCAAAAACTCTCCGTTCGCCCGGTTGACGTCCGCGACAAGTCCGAGTTTCCCCTCGCTCAAGTCGTAGGCAGATATGAGTTTCTCCCTGGCCCACCGGGCCACATCCGCAAGCAGCGCCTCCTTGGGGGTCACGCTGGTCCGCTCTACGCTCAGTCCGCTGTGTGTGACTAGAGGCATACCGGCCCGTGTGGCCCCCGCAAATTGCTCCGTAAGGTATCTGCGCAGCTCCTCCACCTGCTTGGCGGTTAGACTCTGCTCCGTATGCAGATGCAGGCCCGGCACGGCCATGTTTGAGTAAAGCGCCCGCTGCTGCTGCATCATGTACAGATCGATGTCGTACGGATACTGCTGCGCCATGAGAGGACTCATACCGTGCCAAGGAGACTCCGGACTCGGATACCTGAAGAACAGGATCTCCTCCGGAGGCATCCGCTGCACGACGTCACCGTCCCGGTAAAGCCAGTATTCGATCTCTGCCCGGCCGTTTACTTTCGGCCGGATGCTGGCGGTCCTGGTCAGCGGCAGCGGCCAGATTTCCCCAGGCAGGCCCAATCGGTTGCGCGGCATGTACCAGCAGCAGATCCCTGTCAGCTCCAGCCGGATCATGGTCTCGTACCAGAGCGTCATACGGGTCATTGTGCTGTTCGGCCTGCGAAACAAGTCGAGCACAGGATGGTCGTCCACCTTCTCTCTGATAAGGCCCGCCTTCTGGAGCGCCGCTTTCCGCTCTCCCGGAGCCCAGCTCTTACACTGCGCCTTAAGCCCCTGCGGCAGGATCACCTTACGGCCAGTCTGCCGGCTGCGGTAGACGTACAGCTCTATCGGCACGCTGGCCACGGTCTTTGCAATCTTGTCAACGCAAGAATAGACCCATGAACGGTACGCATCGACAAACTCGGCGTACGTCCTGGAGCCCCAAAGGCCGTCCTGGGTCCTATACATGGACGACGCGGAGCCTCCAACAGGAGCACTCGTAATCGCCATGCTCACGAGCCTGCCGATCTCTGCGTACTGCTCCTGCTGAGATCTGTCGGCCTTGCTATCGTCGGCCTCCCGCAATCGAGCGGCCCGCCGGCCTCGGAACATGTCTATGATGCCCATGTCTGCGTGCGCCCTCCTGTAATCGGCGTACCGTCACTCCCAGTAGGCCGAGCCCTCAGACGGTCTGTCCTCCGACGCCGGCCCAAGGAAAAAGAGCCCTGGAGCCGTGCCGCGCAGCAGAGCCGATACTGCCCACACCAGCGCGTCCAGCCTGTTTGGGCTCCGACTGCCTCCTCCAGGCGTCCACAGGCACAGCTCGTCCTCCAGGTACGGATACGATCCGACGTGATGCACGCGGCCAGCCTCGTACCGTGCCGCCACAGGCTCTGCTCGTACCGCCTTGCCTCGTGACGCATGCACCAGCTCGATCGGCACGCTGTCGTCCACTTGCCTGATCGTCGCTTCGACCATCTCGCCGCCCTGGTTTGCCTCCGCAACGATCCTATCTGCGCGGTGCCGATGATACGCTGCGACAGCCGCCTGCGCCCAGACTAGCGGACTGCCCTGCAGACTGTCGTCGCCCAGGATGTACACGTCGCCACCCACCCCGAGTCCTGCGGTCACGATACCGGCCTCGTCACCCGTGGATGTGGCAGACGGGTCGACACCGACCACAATGCGCACCAGGTCCTCCGGCAGCTCTGGTAGTCTGTGTCTGTCTATCGTCTCTCTAGTCCAGAGCGCTCCAGGAGCCTCGCTCACATCCTCGGCCAGGATCTCCATCCTGTACGAGAGCGCGCTCATGTCCTGCGAGATGTCGGCCAGAGCCTGCCTGGATATGTACGGATTGTCGTGGCTAGTCCAATGGTAGGTAGCCCAGCGGCCGCTTTTGTCCTGCTGGGCACGGGCAAACATTTTTGCGGCGTGCTGTGGGTCTCGGGCCTTGGATACCGAGCGAGACCAGAGGCTCGGCGGCGTGTAGATGAATACAGCGTCCCCGTTGTTGTCGAGCAGCATCGGAGCGCCGACCAGGCCCCATGCGTCCTCGTTGATGAGCTGCCACTCGTCCAGGATCAGCAGATCGGCATAATCACCGCGCAGCGTGTCTGCGTTCCACGCGGTCTTGCACTTGATTCTAGCTTCGTCTCGGCGGCCCGGATAGCATATAACATGCGATGTTTCGTTTTTCACAAGCACGCCGGCGTCGAGCAGCGGATGAAGCGCCCGGCAGCAGGTCGTCCAAAACCTGCCTATCTGCTCCGCGGTAGGAGCCGCATACAGCACGCGCCGGCCCCCCGCCAGGAACGCTTTACATGCCAATATCGCAGCCCCCACCGTCTTTCCGCTGCGCCGGCCAGCCCGCACGATCCGCCTCTTGGCCGCAGAGTCGATAAATGCACGCTGGTACGCATGCGGCCGAGGCAGCCGCAGCCGGATTATCCTCTCACCTCCTCCGGTCCTCTCCGCCGCATCAGCAGGATGCTTCCACTTCATTCAGCCTCTTCGCCGTCGACGCCGGCGGAGCCGTCTCCTCTGATATCCTCCGGCTCGTCCTCATAGCTGACTATGACTCGCACAGGCTCCACGGCACCCTCTACCTTAGCCGGCGCATCAAGCCCCAAAACGGCGCACTCACGGGCCAGCGCCTTAACGAGAGTCGGCAGATCCTTACTGAGCCACCCCTGCCGCTTTAGCTCCGCGATCTCCGCAAGCACTCTAGCCTTATGCGCCTCGATGTGCTCCAGCGCCTGCGCTCGCCACTGCTCCTCTATCCACCGGATGTCCCGCAGCACCTGGATCATCGAGTACGGCCGGCCCGTCCGCGGATGCCTGTACGTCGGGTCCTGCGCCAGCGTCTCCGTGATCTCCCGCAGGCTCATCCCACGCGCCCGCAGCCTGGCGACCAGCTCCCTCCTGCGTAGGATCATCATTCTGTGTCCGCGCCGGTCCCGCTTGGGCATCTCGCATCCCCGTCAGCCTATGCTGGGCCGAAGATATTTACGTGTTTTCGCGCACTTACAGTACAAGCCTGGTTATTTTGCCACTCCCCCACCAATCTTATTTAGCATGGCACATTTTGTGCCAGTCACAAGACGGCTGGTATATGCGCAGATTTTACCCTTTGCCGGCAGCGAGTTAGGACATGATTTGGGAGACTTGACAAGGTTTTGGGTTTTTGGGCAAAAGTCGCTCTTTTTTGAGTTTTTGCGCCGGCATGCCTCTGTTTTACAAGTCCGAGGTAAACGGTATGCCGCGAGGCCGTTTGCCGGCGGGCATATTCTTCGGTGTACCCTGGAGGATAAATTCTTTAAGCCAATCGTCGACTAGCTCTGCGTGGGAGAGGTAGTAATTCGAGATCTTGCGCACTGGCAGGCCCTGTGCAACGAGGATTCTTAGCCCCTTGTGCGAGACGCCCATGTAGTCTGCTATCTCCTGCCAGGAGCGCAGGAATCCTCGCCTTGCGCGTGCGAGTTTTCGCTTCTTTTTGTCTCGCAGTCGCTTTGGGTTCCTGTCTGGGATCATTTTGGCTCCCCCTGATCAGTAGGCGCAAGGCATCCGCAGGCTGTCCGTCAGATAAAAAATGCAGATTTTTGCCGGCGGTATTGCGGCGAACAGCCGGCACCTATCGTGCCCGTTATAGGCATACCGCCATGCGCAGTCCGCTGGGCATGAATATAGGCATCGTGCCATCAGCGACCGTTCCTCCGGCTCTGGCTCTGCGGGCCGCTCGTGCTGCTGTTGTGCCACTCTTCTGGGCCGCAGCTTCGGTTGCCGCTTCTGGCTTGCGCCTCCCATAATGACCGAGAGCCGCAGTTTTTGCCGCTGCTCGCGCTGAAGGTCCTCTGAGGTCACGCCGAAGTACTCCATAAGGCGCAGCAGGCCCTTGTGCATATGCGGCACCAGCGCTCGGCCTGTTGCCCACTTATCGATAATTTCTGGCAATACGCCCGTGATCTCAGATAGCTCCTCGAGCGACAGCCCGCTTTCGTAGATTTTTACCCTGAGCACCGGATGAAGCGTCCTGCCAATGCGTCTTGTCCCCATCTATCCAGCTCCTCACTCGACTCTAGCGTCTACAGTACATCTGGTCAATCCCTAACGGAGCGCCCCCAGGCCCCATCTCAGTCAGCTATCGCTCGGCTGCTTATGCACGCACCCTTGGCCCTAGCGCAGCCAGGAGCACGCATACGCATCCGACCGCCAGCGGTGCCCAGGCCCATCCGATAGAGAGCCCGGCCGCCCACATATCCACCAGCGCCTTGGCAAGCTCTCCGCCGTCTGCCGCTGCGTCCTGTGCCGTTTGCCTGGCCTCTGGTAGCGCCCGCATCATCGTGCGCCAGGCAGCCGACGCCATCACAGCCGTAAGGCCCCCCGTGGCCCACAGCACCGCGTATCGCCTCCTCCAGATGGCCACGAGCCCGGCGAGAGTCAGGATCAGCATCAGCTTGCCGTCCGGCCCGGAGACGAGCGATAAGCCGCCGATAAGCGGCACGTGGATGATTGGCCCAAACAGACCAATGGTCGTCAGCATACATCCAAAGGCACCGATAACTGCGCGATATTCCTTGCTCATTTTGTCTCCTCCTCTCTCCTCTTGGTTGAGCCGTCTTGCTCGGCCTCTGAGCCCTCAGCGGTCTCTGCCGAGCAGCCTGCACACCTCCATTGCGTAAGCTCCGCAGCCTCGTCAATCGGAGCCCCGCATACGATGCACACATACTGCCTCCACTGCGGATTCATTTGGCCGCCCCTCCCGCCACGACGCCGCGCTGGACTTGAGGCACAATCTCCGCCTTGGCGTAGCCCAGCAGACACAGCGCGTCCGCCTCGTTGTCGTCCTCAGGCTCTATCGCCCAGAGCCTGCGCGCCGCCTCTATCATCTGCTCCTTGCCGGCGCGCCCGTGCCCAGCGGCCCACTTTTTCAGAGTCGCCGAATGGACCGGATAATACTCTATCTCCCGCACCGCCGCATGGGTCTGCACGAGACACTCGAGCCCGGTGAGGAGCCCAGCCGCGTAGCCGCCCCGCAGATGCGGCCTCTCGTAGACGACGAGCCAGATGTCCCAATCAAGAACCTCCTGTAACCACCGAGAAAACCTGACGTAACGCATTCCTGGCGACTCCCCGCGCGCCAAGTCGAAGACCTGTACTCCGCTGTCGGGCCGCATAAACGGCGGAGCCCAATACGCCCAGCCGCAGCGGGTCCCCAAGTCTAACGCCAGCACACAGTCCTTTGATCTAGCCATCTGCTCATCCCTGCTCATACTCTGCTTTGCACCTCGGGCAATACCGTGTATCCATCTTTCGGCCAAGGTCTAAGTACGACTGCATCGAGTATTTTTCCCCGCAGTCCCGGCATCGGTACACGTAATCCTCGGGCTCGTGCCAGTCCTCCGGCCCGTAGATATAGTCTCCGTCGGGGTCTTTTGTTTTCATCCAGCCTCGCAATTTTTTCATAGCTAACCTCGCAAATTTTTCCCGCGAAAATGTCAGTGTCTCTGAAGCTATCTCCTTCGGGGGGCTATCCCCCTACGTGCCCAGAGGAGATAGCCTCAGCCGTCCCCAATCATTCGGGCCTTTCCGGCAAAGGAGGGCCTTTTTGGCTGAGGTCCTCGACCCTCTTCCTGGCCGCTTCGAGGTTCTTCCTGGCCACTTCGAGCCTCCGCGCAGAAATGTGCTTGCTCGGATCCCTGCCCAGCCGGAACGGCCATAAGGCGCAGTCACGGATCTCGCATTCCTTGATGAGCCTCTCCACACCCACCTCCCGTCCCATGCAGTCGTAGCACTTCATCCGTATGGCCCGGAGCGGGCTCAAGTTTTCCGTCCTTTGGCCGTCGCGCCATTTGAACGTGTGCTCAATCGCCATTTTGTGCCCTCCCTGGATCCGGCTGTCAGTCGTGCCCCATCCACCGGATTTTGCCCTCCATGTCCTGCTGCACGGTCTGCAGCATAGCTGCCAGCTCCGGCAGGCTCCGGTACTGGAGCACATAGATTTCGCCCGGAGCGCCCCGCACCTCTACCGTGCCGGACAGGTACAAATGCGGCCGGCAGTCCGCCACGTCACCCTGACCGGCCCAGGCCGACGGCACGTAGAGCCACCGGCACAACATATACGCGGTTAAGAGCAGATTGATCGCAACCAAGACCACAATCGCAACTTTCATCCTACGCCCCCCCCTTGCACCGCCTCGCCGGCGGCGCATCCGTCAGAACGGCCCCTCCGGCGAGAGCCTCCGTAGGTACTGCGCCCACGTATTGCCGCACTCCCCAGCCCCAATACCTGCCCTCGCGTGCTCTGTTATGGCACGGGCAATTTCCGCAGCCTCTATCCGGATCTCCTCCTCCCATTCCTGCCGCGTACACTTGTGCCCCAGGACAACGCGGCCTCGCGCCTCGAGAGCCTGTCTCGTCGATATGGGCAGATGCGGGCTGAAACGCCTCCGCCAGTTCTCGCAATGGCCGCACCGGACGGCCGTTACGTATCGCATCGGGTCGTCCGGCAGATAGCTCTCTAGGATGCCCCGGCCACCGCACTCGGAGCAGAAATGCTCCGCGATCTGCCCGTCCTCCCCCTCCTGCGCCCCCTCCATCGACCGCTGGCAGGCAGCCCTCAGCTCCTGCGGACTGGGCAGCCCCCCTGGCATCGGCTTGCCGGCCCAGAGGAGTTCGTTAATCGTCTTGGTCCAGGCACTGTCACTGTAATTCCGCAC